CGAAGCGCTCGGCCTGGTCCATCATCCGCCCCAGCTCGGCGTAGTTCTGGTAGCACTCGGCCGGCGTGGCTCCTAGGACGTTGATCTCCAGTTCTTCGACCAGCTCTTCGTACGGCCCGTATAGGCCTTTCGCTCCGCGCCGCAGGCCAGGGGCGTTGGGCGCCCAGCCGTTGCGGGCCAGCATGTACCGGCTGTCGCTGGGCGAGAGCAGCAATCGCGTGGAGCCGTCGTAGAGCGCCAGGTACAGGTTGGGATTTGTCATAGTTGGTCGTTCCGAGATCTCGCGGCGCTATGCGCCGGCGACTCCCAGGCGCAGGTTGGCGTCGGCGTTGCCGCTCAGGTCAGCCAGCACGCTTCGGATCACGGTCTCGATGTCGGCGCGCGTGAGCGTGCCCCCGCGCGCGTCGACATTGATCGTGTGGCCGGCGGCAACGGCAGTCAGAGTCGCCGCCTGCGCCGCGGACCGGATGTCGGGCAGGCTTTCCAGCAGGCCAACGCCGATGCCCTCACCCAGCGGCTGGCCGATCTGCTCGGCCGCGAGCCGAGACGGCGAGCGGATCCCCGCCGCCCGCTTGGCGGCGTCGATGGCCGAGCGCACGGCGCCCACCGCCGAGTCAATCAGACCCTGGACGGCGTTCTCGATGCCCTGCTTGATCCCAGCTACCATGCTCGCGCCGACCGACACGAATTCGCCGACCTTCTGCTTCAGCGTCGATACGATGCTGTCCCAAACCCGCGTCAGGATTTGGTAGGCCGCGTCCAGGTTGTTCCCCCAGACGGTCTTGAACTGCTCTAGGTTGGTGCCCACAATGGACAGCACCGAGTTCATGAAGTTCTGCGCGAAGGCCACGATCTGGCCGAAGATCGTCACGCCGGTGGAGAGGATGGTCTGTAGCGCGGCGCGCCAATCGCCTTCCAGTAACTGCGTCTGGGCAGTCCAGTACCCTATAACCAGCGCCGAGAAAACCTGAACAGACGTCGAGATGAGCATCAACACGCCGCTGATCGTGGCCGCGACCACCCGGAAGGCGAAGTTGACCACCGCCATAACCTGGTCGCCGTGCTGACGCCAGGACTCCGCCAGGGAATTCAACATGCCGCTGACCAGAGCGACCAGGTTTTGGAGCGTCGCGCCAAAATTGGTCTGCAGGAACGGCATCAGGATGTTGATCTGCCCCTGGACGAATGCGACCATGTCATTGACATAGGTCTTGACCATGGGCATCGACTCGCCGAAGGCGCTGGCGACGTTGCGCGCGGCGTCGGCCACAGGCTGGACCGCGGTCTGGAAACCGGAGATCGCCGCCTGGGCATCGGTAATGGGCTGCGCCAAGCCTGGGAAGGCCTGGACGAGCGCAGTGATCGTGCCGGGCAGGTCGCCAGCCTGTATGGCCGAGAAGACCGACGACAGACCGTCGAAGGCCGGCCGCAGACCAACGACTGCGTTGAATAGACCGGCGGCTGTGTCTCGACTCAGCCCAAAGCCGTCAGCCAGATGGAAGACCAGGTTGGCGAAGCTGCCGATCGGGTCTTCCCATTCCCCTGACGCCAGGCCGCCGACAATCTCGATCAGGTCCTCAATCGCCGGCTGCGCGCGGTCGACGACCGTGTTGGCGAAGTCGAGCATCTTCAGGCCCAGCGGCTCCAGCGCCACCGTGGCCTTGTTCTTCAGGATCTCCAGCTTCTCGCCAAAGTCGGCCGTCTCGGCGGCCGTGCTCAGGATGGCGCCATCGGCGTCGTCCAGGGCGACCAGCAGATCGTCGATGGCGAAGCGGCCCTCGCGGATGGCCGCGACCATGTCCGGCCCGGCCCGCGCCCCGAAGATCTCCATGCCCATGGCCAGGGCCTGGCTGGCGTCCGTGGTCGTCTGGATGGCCTTGAAGGTCTCCAGCAGGCTCTCGCGCAGCGGCTTGCCTTCGGCCGCAAACTTGCCGGCCGCGATGCGCAGCGAGCCCATGACCAGCTCGGCGTTAACGCCCTCCTTCTCCCACTTGGCGAAGAGCGCGATCGCGTCGTCGATGGTGAAGCCCATCAGGCGCATCGGCGACCCGAACTGGACCACCTTGCCCATCAGGCTCTCGACGCCGACGCCGGTGAGCTGGCTGGCCTTGAAGAGCTTGTCGAGCGTGCCGGCTGCGTCTTCGTTGGCCACGCTCCAGTCGCCGACCACGCGCGCAAACATCCCGGCGTTGGCCTGGGCGTCGCCGCCCAGCAGGCGCGTCATCTCCAGCATGGGCGCGGCGACGGACTCCAGCGTCTCGCCGGTGTAGCCCAGCCGCTTATTCAGTTCGCCGATGACCTGAGCGGCGGTATCCGCGTCGGCGGGGACGGAGGCGAAGACGGTCCGGAAGGAGTCCTTAAGACCTTCAAGCCGCTCACCGGTCGCGCCGGTCGAGACGAGGATCGTGTCGAAGGCGCCGTCCATCGTCTGGCCGACGTCCCAGGCGATGCCGCCTACGGTGACCAGCCCGGCGCCGACCGCCAGTGCGCCGGCCGTGATCGCGCCCAGGGCGACGGCCAGGCCGGACTTGAAGACGCCGGCGATGCCGCCGATCTTCGTCTCCGACTCGTCTTTGGCCCTGGCCAGGCCCTCCCGGAGGCCGAGCAGATCGACCCCGGTCCCCAGGACGGCTTCGCCCAGCGAGAACATGCCCATCAGCCGCTGCGCTCCACTCGCGCGCCAATCCGCTCAAACCACTCGCGCGCCTTGTCGGGGTCTTCTTCGATCACCTGCACCGGCGGTTGTCTCTCGGCCGGCGGCCGTGACAGCGATTGGAGCCGGCGCAGGAGCCGCCGCCGATCGTGTTCTTCCATGTAAGGCGCCGAGGCCGCCATGATGGCTTTCTCCATGTCCTCGGCCTCCAGGACGGTCATCTGCCGGAGCAGAATGTCCGTGATCCACTCCGGCAGTGTCAGCACCCGCTCGGCATCGAGCCCATAAAAGCGGACGAGACGCGCTAGGGCGCGCTCTTCCTCGTCTCGCCCGCCTTCGCTTCCCCCTCGGCGCTGGCCTTCTGCTGTTCAGTCCACCAGCGGATGACCTCGGCCTTGAGGCCGAACGGGATGGCGCTTATCCGCTCCGCCGGCAAGTCCGGGACGATGGTGCGCAGGAAGTCGCTCATGAGCCTGTCGAGTTCGCCGGCCAGCTGCTCGTCGTCGGGCTTGTCGCCCAACGCTTCCATGATCCGGCTGAAGTCCTTCTCCATCCGCCTCAGCCGGGCCTGGTCGACGGGACCAAAGTCGACGCGGGCGCGGAAGTCGTACTCCGCGCCGTCCGTGTCCTGGAACACATCGCGTTCGGGGATCAGGCTGTCGAGCTGGAGTTTGCGGCGGGCCATGGTCAGCTCGTCTGAACGATCAGGTAGCCCATGCTGTCGTTGCCGCTGACCGCCGGATCATCGAGCACGTAAATCTCGCACTCCAGCCCGGCCCGGCCGTCGCGGGCGACGGCGAACTGCGGCTCGCCGTCGAACACGGCCCGCGTCAGCACGAACATGCCCGGCAGCGCCCCATAGGGCGACAGCGCCGAACCCTTGAACAGGAAGGCGTACTCGGTGGGAACCGCGCCGCGCTTGAGCGGCAGCTTGCGCGTGGCCGGCGGCCCGCCCGCCGACACCAGGTTGGCCGTGCGGCTGATGATCCGCGCGTAGTTCTCCAGCGTCAGGCCGACCACCACGAACTTCAGCACAATGTCCTCATCCGGGCGCACCGCCTTGACCGGCGCCTGGTGGTCGTTGTCGCGGAAGTACGTCAGCTTGCCCATATGCTGGAGCGACTGCTCGCCATCCGTGGGGCCCAACAGGACCCAGTTGCCGGCCGGCGTGGCATTCACAGCCGGGACGGCCTCGCCGTACGGCGCGATGTAGACCTGGAGCGGGCCGACGAGCTGATCGTAGGGTTGAGAGTTGGCCATTTAGTTAGCCCTCCTGCCGCGGCGCGTCGTTTTGGTATGGACGCCCGCCGCACAAACTCATGCCTGTTACATCGTCACGGCACGTCGATTTCCGAGACGGCCGCCTCCACGAACACCAGGACGTAGTCCATCTTGAGATCCTGGTCGTAAAGCAGACTTGGCGCAGAGCGCGGCACCAGCCAGTAGATCAGGGCGTTGCCGTTCTCCGTCTCCACCTTGACGCGCGTCGCGTCGCGCATGAGCGCGATCACCCGGCGATAGACCCTCATCGCCTCGGGCTGGGTTTCGCCGTACATCCGGGCGTCGAGGCGCTGTAGCTGGCGCTCCGTGTACAGGTCGACCGGCCCGCCGTTGGCCCGCAACGCGATCCCTTTGCTGGGGATTTCCCAGCCGTCCCCGTACCGGTGCTTGCCGGCGACCTGGCCCGCGACGAGCACGTTCAGGTCCGCGTCCCGGCGCAGGAACTGGACGACGGCCTCGACCGGGTCGATCATGCCTGAGCCTGTACGTGGCGGCGGATGATGCCCGGAACTTTGGGCGCGACGTCATCGGCGGCCGCCAGGATGAACTGGTTGACCTCCGGGTCGTAGTGGTTCTCGTGGACGGGCATGGCGTACTCCAGCCCGCTGCCCACTTCGATCCACAGGGCATCGCCCTCTTCGGTCGGGTCGGCCGGGCTGCCGCCCCTCTCAGGCGTGCCCGCGCCCGGCTCGACGTTGTCGCTGGCCCAGTCGTAGCCGAGCTGGGCATTGTGGATGGAGCGTTGCAGCGTGCCGGTGCGCTTGCCGTGCCCGCCGCCCTCGACCCATTCGTCGTCAACCTGCTCGGACGGCCGCAGCCGGGCCTTGGCCGCGGCTTCGATGCGCAGCCCGATCTCGGCCAGCCCGCTCGACAGGCCCTCGACCAGGGCGTCGTCGACCTGCCGGCCGCGCCAGTCGAGCCGGTAGGCGCCCGCGCCTTTATTGACCGGCATCCTTCGTCTCCACTCCGACAGCCGGTTTCGTCTCCAGCTTCGGCGCGGCGGGCTTCGTGATCTTGGGCCTGGTCAACGGCTGATCGAGCAGCTTGCGCCGGGCGTAGTCGTGGACGCCGAACCCGGCCTCGGTGGCCGCCCGGTTGATGGCCGCCATCTCCTCTTCTTCCAAGTCGAGCATCAGATATTGCATCGCCATATCTCCGTCTCAGCTCACCTGGTCCAGGGCCAGGCTGAGGTGGTGCGCAGCTCTGGTCCGCCGCGGCAGCACTGCCGCTATGTGGTACGGGCCGGGATCCTGGCTGCCGTCCTCAAGCACCAGATCGACCACCCGGTCGTCTACCTGGACATCGGCGCCGGCCGGCAACAGCAGCGTGTACCGCGTCACGGTGACGAGCTGCGCCGTATCGTCGCGCCTCACGGCCTGCGCCTTCGTCACCAGCCGGCAGGCTACGTTTGTCAGGTGCTCGTCCCAGGCCTTGGCCGCGTTGTTGTACGCGTCAAGGCGCTCGACGGGCCGCTGGATCGTGCAGCGATGGATCAGGTGCGCGTCAAGACTCATCGCAGGAACACCGCTGCCGCGACCGCGCCGACGATTGCCGCGACCGCGATCAGATGCAGGAGCGCAGCGAGACAGCCGAACTCCTGAGCCCGGCCGTCAACTTCCGGCTCGGGCGCGGGCGGCCTGGGCGCGGTCACGGCAGCCGGAACGCCCCCACGGTGACGCTGGTGACGCCGCTGTAGGTGAGCTGCACCATGTTGTTGGCGTCGTTGTAGATGCCGGGCGGGAACGGGCCGACGATGCGCTCCTGGCCGTTGGTCACCGTGATGGCGTCATCCGCCACGGCCTTGCCATCCACCGTCATCTGAGTGGCGATGGTCAGCGTGATCGGGCTGGCGCCGCCATTCTTGATGTGGATGTAGGTGCGGCCGTCGTTGGCGAACTGGTCGCCGCCACCGGCCGCCGCGCCATAGCTCGGCGTGATCGCCGAGCGGGTGATCTCCTGGACCGTCAGAGTCGCCATGCCTGCGCTCCTTGCACTAGATCCCGATAAAGCCCAGCCGGCGGTAGACCTTGCGCCGCTCGGCCTCCCACTCCGGGGCCTGGTAGCTGTACTCGCCGGCGACCGACTCGCCCTGCAATGCGGTGCGCTCCAGGGTCAAACGCAACAGATCGATCAGCGCGGCCTTGCGCTCGTCGTTGTCGTTGTGCGGCACGTAGGTCACCGTCACCACGCCGGCCCACCGGCTGCCCTTCGGCAGGCGCTCGATCCGGCCCTGGCCGCCCCACAGCCGGTAGTCGTCGCTGG